AAAGCTGCAACTATTACAGCTAGTGCTGGATCTAAACCTAATTCATTACTTGCTAAAAATGTTAAGAAAGATACTAATACCCCACGTGCATAGGATTTTAGTATGGCTTTTTGCTTCTTGTTTATTTTCATATTTTGCCCCCTAGTAGTGGTATGTCGAACTCTCTGCCGTCTTTGTCGCCTAACTTTGTAAAGCTGATATGGATGTGCTTTGTGTGCTTATTAAAACCCTTGTACTTGCGCCACTTAAAATTAAGTATCCTGCTAGCAATCATGCCATTATGGATTACGTAAGATATACGCTTATCGGTTTTCGCACATTTTCTGATCTGGTCAGCCAGATATATTGAGATCCCTTCGGATGAATCCAGGCGAGAATCAACATCAATGGCTCTGACAACGAGCCCGCTCCGTTTGTCTGGATTATGATCCGATTTGCTGGCGGAATGACGAGCATCACCAATCCACCCATCACTGGTAGAGCGGCGATCTGGATACCAGGTATCAATCTGATCCCTTAACTGCACACCAGCTGCACAGAGCCAAGGCTTCATTAGCCTAGTATGGTTTTTAATTCATCGGCAGTTAAACCTAAGCGATCAAGAATTGCTTGCTTGGCTGTTGCTTTTGCTTGGGCTTCGGCTTCGCGAGCAACCTCTGCTGCTTTGTCTGCTTCATATTGAGCAAACTCATCATCATTCATTTCACGATCAATTACTTCATCAATCTCGGTGTTATGAATGCGAATTATTGGTCTGGTTGTTTTTGCCATATTATTTCACTCCGTAAATTTTGACAGTTCCAGTAGAAAAATTTCCACCAGTATTTAAGAATAAGATTGAAGTTATTGCTGCATTAGCATTAACAGATCCAGCCATAATTACAGGAGCATCACTACCACCGCTATCCAAAAATTGTCCATAAACACTAATTGGCTTATAGTTAGTGGCTTGAACATAATTGTTAATTGTTACTTGCCAAGTATTGTTCGCACTTGTTCTAGAATATGCACTATTTGAACCATTTAGATATTGTTGGGTTAGGTTATCATAAATGCCAGGTGGTGAAGCAGTTTGTCCAACTAAATAGAAACTATTATTATTACCGTTAATTTTCATATACAAATTACCATTAGCGGTTGCGTTTGTAACGCCATCAATAATTATTTGTAAATCAATATAATCTTGACTAATACCTGAAATAGTAGTTGAGGCACCTGATAAAGTAGTTGTGGATAATAAAGTCTTGCCACCACTTGAGGGCGCAGCGCCAGCACCTTTAACAAATATAGCGGCTGAGGTGCTAGTAAAATCTAAAAATCCGCTTTCGTATTGGGCTAAAGCTAAAGATGCGGATGAGTTAACTGTTGCAGTGCCAGCCGTAATAGTACAAACCCCAGCACCTAAATTAGTAATATGAACTGTATCGCCTGCTGCAAACAATCCTGTATTTACAGTTATTGTGGTTGCACCTGCGTTGCTCATAGAAATAGCAGTACCAGCATCTGCGGCTACTAATGTATAACTTGCAGTTTTAGCGGATGCTTCGCCGCCTAACATCGCAGTTTGCTGCAATGAAGTCATTTGAGCAGCTGTTAATACCTGCCCTGTCGTAAAGGTCTGTTTTGCCATTTTACTCCTTAGTAACTTAGGACATTATAGTCTAAAGTGCCATAAATGCTATTATTTAGGATAAATGCATCTATAACGGGCTCTAGTGTCGTAAACGTGGTTTTCCAACTATTCGGGGTTATTGCCATCCGTACCCCAAAAATCTGTAAAGTCTTCTCTAAAAGTGATCCACCAGGCTGAGTAGTCTTGACTGTAATAGGATCAAAAAAATCTAAATCTAGAGCTGCCAATATACCTGAGTTGTAATTATCGGTATATAAATCTAGGACTATGGCATCTACTCGGATAGAGGTTTCTTGCCTACTAGCCACATAAGCCTGGGCATAATCGAGAGCTACTGCATCTGACTGCATTAACAGATTATCTAAAAAGTAACTGTGCAAAAAGTACTTATCTATTGATGCTTGATTTAAGGCAACTTGTGGAGATCCACCAGCTCTAGTGATAGTGGCTTTATTAAATACCAATACATCGTTTAATATCCAGGTAGCATCAAAGTAATCTATGCCTGATCCATCATCTGCAAAGACTGTAGGTGTGCCACCAATAGATCCAGCAGTTACGCCTCGATCTTGAAATACAAAGTTATTATCTGCACTTACATAAATAGCGCCATATTCGGATTCTGTAACAGTTTGTAAAGCTTGAAGTGCTGTGCGGTTAGTGCCTGGATCTGCCTGTAATGTAGTAAGACCTGCATCTATATCACGCTGTGATATTGGCCAGTCAATTTCATCTAATATCTCATTGATACGAGTACCTGATAGATCGCCAGCCGTTGCACCAGTAACAGTGCTTATCTGTGCTAATTGGGCTAATCTAAAAGCATCTACAGCTTGTATAGTAGTAGTCGCTACATCTTCTGATTCTTGTGGGTAGGTAGTTACATAACTTGTAATGTATCCTGCAAATATAGGATAAGTAGTAGAACCATAGGTAGCAGTAATCTGCACTTTCTTCATAGGTGTTAATAAATTGTAATAAGGCCCTGATACGTTTTGTGGGTTAAAATCGCCATTTTGATCTACTATACGTAAAGTAAGCGATCCTGTTTGAAATTGATCGCTAAGAGCAGTACGGCCTCGATTAGTTTCAATTCTATTTACTTGATTAGATACATCTACGATTACAGCTGTTGCATCTCCTAATATATTTACATCTAGTTTGCCCTCATCTAAGATTAATGTTTGAGCAAAACTAGGGCCAGTACTAAAATTAATTATTGCATTTATTACAGGTACTGTCATTAGAACCCTTGTCCAGCAGGTACTGTGCTGTATCCATTACGAGTAGCAACCTGTATGCTTTCTGCTATAGCTTGGCTCATCCTATCGCCTGCCGCAGCTGTGTCTACAGTTATTCTAATTTCTGGTGATGATGATTGGCTCATCGCTGGCGTAAATCCTAATGCTAAACCTAATTGTTGAGCAGCATCACTATAACCAAAATAAGGGTTATTGATTGCTACATCTGCAAGGTTACCCATACGGCCACGACCACCAGTACCAGTAATAGTTCCCCCTGGGCCAATTTGATCTGGGCTAACTCCAAAGGATAATAATAAGTTTTTAGCAGCTTCACTTAATGCATAAAACTGAGTAGTTAATTCTTCTGTGGCTTTCTTGCCTTCCATCTCAGCCAATAACTTCTTTGCTAATGCTTCGTTATTATCTAGGATTGCTAACTGGGCTTTTAGACGTAATTTAGTTTCACCATCTGTGGCTTCGTTAAGTGCCTTAGTCAAGCCAATACGTTCAATATCAAACTTGTCTTTAAGCTGATCTACAGCAGTCTTAGCCTTTAATGTGGTTACTTCTTGCTTTTTTAACTTTAATAAATCCTGAGATGCTTTAATTTCTTGTCTTCTTTGTGCAGCTAAAATACGACCTTGTGCTGGAGTTTCTCTGGCAGGTGCAGTAGGGAATCTACCCTTACTGTTTTCCTGAGCCAACTTATTAAGCATGTTAAATATGTTTGTGCCAAATACAATATCGCCCAAAGTCTTAGCGCCAGGTATCGATTTAATCTCGCCAATTAATACGCCTAAACCTTCGATAGTTTTACCTGTGGACTTGCCCAGGTTTTCCATCTTTCTAGTAACTTCATCAATACTATTATCTTTACCTATTGCTTGTAATGCTAGTAATAAACCTTCACCAATTTCTTCTTTAGCATTTTCCGATGCAACTCTTAGTAAGTCCATCTGTCCAGCGTAAGTACTTAATCTAGCTTGCGCTTGGCCTGCAAACTTGCTATTAAGTTCGGCCATGATTGCATCCATGTCACCAGCCTTTAATAAGGCTTTATCTAAGCCAGCGCCTAATCTACTTAATCCTGTGGTGTTACCAGCGTAGGCACGTGATAAGGCTGCGGTTACTTGGCTTAATGATTTACCAGTAGCAGCTGATACATTCATAGCAGTATTTAGCGCTTCTTGGCTTGTGGTGATTGAGCCTGTTACTGTTAATAATTGCTGGAATGCTGGGCGTAATTCATCATCTAATACGCCTGTAGCCTTCTGTAAATTGGCTATGTATAACTCTACACCTGGTGCGCTAAATTGGTAGCCAGTATTTTTTAACTGTGTCTCTAAAGATTTGGCAGCCTTCTCATCGGCTATAAACGCTTTTACTGCTTCTTTGCTAAATCTAGTTAATGCTGTTACTGAAAATGCAGCTAAAAAAGTTCTTTGAAAAGATTTGACTTGCTTTTCAAATATACCAATTTCTTTCTTGCCTTTTTTAAGTCCTTTGTTATTAAAGGTACTGAGTGCGGAGACGACTATATTGGCCACTATGCGACCTTCTTATCTGTAGTCTTATTAAAGTGTGTAGCTGTGGCATTAATAGCCTTGACAATTACGCCATAAATATCACCACTATCTTGCGCCCATGCTTTGTAAATCAAACGGCCTTTAGTCTTGCGACCACCACCCCTAGCGCCTTTAACTTTAGGCTGAGATGTAAGGGTAGGTAGGTCAGTAACAAACTGATAGCCAGCGAATGGATTATTAGAACCATATGCAGAGGTAGATCGGCTTCTACTTTTTCTGCTACCTGATTGTTTAAATGCCATTGTGCCGCCACCTTCTGCAACAGATGTAAATGGCGCTCTGCCTTGTGGGTTTAATCTACCTGCGGTTTCATAGATACGACCAGCTGCGCTTATGTTATAGACATAACTTTCGACTGTATAGCCATTACTAAATCTGCGGTTTTGACCTTCTTTGTATCCAATACCACCACGGACAGTAGCTGAATCATATTTAGGGAATGGGCGATAATCTACAGTAGATGATATTGGTTTAGCCCAGCCAGACAATACATCGGAATTACTTACGACAAATCCTTTAGCCTTAGCTTCTACGCCTTTCATAACAGGCTCTACGGCTAATTTGACACGCCTATACATATCTTCATCAATAAATGTTAAGCCATTGATAACGTCTTTAACGCCTACGATTTCTACTGGCATCTCTGACCTTCCTGGCTCTATCATTCAAAACCTGAACTATTGCGTTAATCATTTCTGAATCCATGTTAATAAATTCACTTGGCGCTATCCCAGTTTCAACGCTTAATGCAGCGATGCTATAAACTAAAGAATCTGGGCGTGTTATTTTTTTTCTTCGTCTAATACCTCGACAGTTTCTAAGCTGTCAATAAATTCATCAAACGATAGAGATACTTGACCGCCAGCCCTGCGTAAACATTCCCAAGCCAGCCAGAATATATCTGACTGCTTCTCATCTTCACGCAAGGCCTTACTAATTCCCATGCCTCTTTTTAACTCGAAAGCGTACTCGACACCTGGTGTTATCTTGTGCTCAGATACATCACCATTAGCCCTTGTTATCTTTAGCTTTGCCATTACTACTCCTTAATTAGAACGCCACTGATGGCGATACTGTTACCACGGAGTTTACTGTAAATGTCATTGAAGAGGTTGCAATTTCAGCCACGCCACCCTGACCTAGTGGAGTTAGGTTATTTACCAATATTGAGAATTGGTAGGTTGGGTTTGCAGCTGATACGGCAGTACCTTTAACAGTAATTACTGATACTGATAGGGTTTTACCGAATGCATCGTTTAGTGTTTGCATAACTTCGCTTGCTGCCCAGTCATTGTTAAAGTCAATAGTAAATGTTGAGTTCTCTAATCCAGCCACGTACTTGTGGGATGCATCTCCCATGGCTGTAATTTCTAGCTCATCTACCACCTTGTTAATTACTGCGCTTGACACGTATGCGCTGATGTCAATAGATGGTGTTGTAGGCGCTGCGTTGGTAGCCAACTTAACGCCGACGTTATTATTTAAGTATATTGCCATTGTTACTCCTCGTCATTCTTGTTGGTAGCTGCTTTGCCTTTTGGTTCTTCTTTTATTTGGCCTGTCTTGATTAAGAAGGCTAAATCGTCTTCTCTGCTCATTTTAACTCCAGCTCGTTAGTATGGATACTGTTATTTCTGACGTTAATAAATCTCCACTTGCCGCACTTGTTATAGCTGGAGCGGAGACACTTGATATGTTAAGCACCAATGATGATGCTGCTAATTTAGTTACTACTGCTACTATAAAATCTTCCATGCCTTTTAGGTTGCCTTGATTATCTAAGGCTGGTACTGCCATTAAAATTCTAAAATTAGCCAGTGGTGCTAATGTAATGTGGTCGTTGTTTGTAGGCACGATATAAGGATCGCCAGGAGTAATTACCACGCTGTTAGCCAATAATGTAGCTGGTGGGTAACTAAATACTGACCAAACACCTGCGTTAGTTAAATCTGTTGCAAGTGTGCCACGGAGTGTAGTAATTGCGGCTGTCATTAGCCTACCAGTGATGCGGGTGCTGAATAAGGTTGGATGAGACCACGCACTCGGTTAATCAGCTGATAACCCATCCGATAAGGGCTGGCACTGATCCCATCCATGCCTACCCCACCAGTCTGGCTAACTTGTCTAGCTTGCCAGATGTCTACGGCTACGATCATGGCCGCTTGTCGTATTGCAGGGGTTGTCGCATAAGATGCTGTTTGAGTATCTGGCCCTAAAGCTCTGCCATAAGGTTTGATAAAATGAAATGCTTCGTCTGCATGATTTACTGAAAATTGTACGATTGAATAGCCTTGTGAGTTATTACTAAATGCTAAATTTGTTAAAAACGCTGTGCCGATAGATGTAGGCACTGTAGATCCTGGAAATGATCCAGTAATAGTATGTGATCCGTTGTATGGGCTACCGCATTGAGATACTGTAATTTGTTGGCCAGTTACAAATATGCCTGGGCTTGCTAAAGTTATTGTGGCTACATCATTAGATACAGATGCACCAATTACAGGTACATCATTAAACCAAAGCATTTTTTCTATTAGGTCTTGGGCTGCTTGACACACTTCTTCTACGTCATTATTAGAATACAAAGTGCCAATACCTAAATTAGTGCGCAATTCTTGTTGCGTTACATATGAACTTGGCATCTGTATTCCTCTCTTAAAAAAGCTCCCCTGGGGCTAGGGCTACTAAACCCCAGAGGATTATTAAATTAACTAACTTATTAGGTTAGGTTAAAGCGGCGTACGCCTTCAGAAACTAACACTCCTACAGCCATGTAGCCATAAAGTGATGTCTCAATTTCGCCTGATGTTGGGATGTTTGTTGACAGACGTAGAATTGGTGACTCGTAGATTGATACTGCTGAAGGTACAACGATAAACGCTGACTCATCAATTACAGTACCTACTGCGTTTGGATCTACGTATAGATCTAAACCAAGTACGTTACCGCGCAAACTGGTAGGCACGGAAGACCCTGCATTATTCATCGGATTTGAAGCACTGTAAATTGGACGACCTGTATTGTCTTTAGCGCCAATTAATAGCTGCCATTGACCTGTACCAGCGATGTATGCAGTTGCTAATTCGCCAGTTCCCTTGTATGCAGCTGGTGCTTGTTCTGCTATATAAGCAATAATTCCGTCAGATGTTGCAGCTTGTGGGTTAGCTTGTGCGCCACCTGCTGTTAATGCTGCAATTACTGCTGCATCTGTTGCTTTGTTATATGCACGTGTCATGTTGTCAAGCATGGCTGCAAAGAAGTCTGGAGACGACCTCTCAAGGACCTCAAGGCTGTAGCGTTGAAGGCCACTGTATTTTTTGACTGTGAGATTTACATAGCTGCTGACAATACCTGTCTCTGAAGGTGCGGCTGCTTCTGCAGTTTCTGCAACTGTACCTGATGTAGTGATCTTAGGTACTGAAATTGTCATACCTGCTGCTGGTAATGCACGTGTACCGATTGCATCAACAGCTGGGCGTGATCCAATTAAGGTATCTACTACTGTAGGTACAAATTGTGTTGGATTAAATGCTGGGTTAGTGGTGAAGCTGTCATCTGCAGCAGTTAAGTATCTTGCTACATCTGCTTCTGCTTTCATTACCCACTGTGCTGATTCGTGGTTACCTAATTTTGCTTTAATGCTGTGTTCTAGCATGTGTGCTTGTGTTCTGATTGGTGAGCGTGGCTCTGTATAGAAGGATGCACTAACTGTTGGGCGTGCGGCTTCTACTGGAGCTGACTCAACCACTGGTGTTACTGTTGGCTCTGTAGTGTTTTCCACTATAGCCTCACTTTCCGTAGTTGGTTGATTTGTTGCATCCGCTTCGCCTTCGCTAGCGGCAACTTTAGTTACTTGTGCTTCTGCAAATGCAGGTGTTTCTACTAGGCTAACTTCTTTTAATGTAGCCTTAGTTACATAAATGTAATCTTTTTTCTGCATTGACTTAACTACTTCTACACCTACAGATAAGCCATCAATTAAATTCTCACCTGCAAGAATTAAAGCATCTTGGCCTTGCATACTAGAGCTAATCTTAAAGCTAGCGTAAATTCCGTCTTCTGCTTTATTAAATTTCATCATGCGACCAATAGGCTTGCTTGCTTCGTGTTGCATAAGCATCTTAATCTTGCCTGGATCGCCAATTTCAATAGAGTCTTTAGCAAATACAACAGGGCCAGCGCTGGTATTACCTACAGCCTCATACGGCACTATCTTGCCTGCAATTACTCTGCGCTCTTCATCTGCGCTTTCTATGTGGCTACTGAATGTAAGTAGCATCGGCTTCCTCGTTTCCATTAGGTGTCATTTGTTCCATTTCTTTGGCTTGCTCAACATCTATCAAACCTAAAGCTAACATTTTTTCTATTGCTTCCAAGCGCTTCATTGTGTCTGCTCGTAAAAAAGATTCTTCTAGTGCAAACTTAACTACATGCCCACGTGGGGTTATATCATCCATACTTAAACGATCTTCTATAGCACAAATGTAAGGTTGTAGTGAATATGCAACAAATTCTTTGCGACCATCTAATATATTTTGATAGGTCATAGAATTATTCATATCGGCGCTTATGTAATACGCTGGCACGTTCATAGCTCTGGCAATTTGCGTGGCTAAGTACTGTTGCGCTTCTGAGTACATCATATCTTTAGGTGAATAACCAACAGGCTCATAAGTAAGTGTGCTTGTCAAGTATGCAGTAGATCTATTTTGACGTGCAGACTTCCAGGCTGCTAGTAATGCTTGAACGGATGACTCTGGCATATCTGCGCCAGTGTTTTTGATAAATCCTGTTGCCATAGGTGTTTGTGCAGCTACAGCGCTTGCTTTTTCTAAATCTAATGCTGCTTGTATTGTTCTGCCTGCGGTTTGTAATACACCTTGCGTTAATCCTTGAAATGTTACTAAACTGCCAAGACCAACCATAGGTGCTTTAGCGCCATCTACTGTGTAATATAAAACTTCTGTACCTAATTGATTTGTTTGTGCTACTACAC